ATGCGCTGGATGGAGCCCCGGCCGATCCTGGAGGCGTCGAGGGAGGACATCGAGAGCTATCTGGACGAGCTCCAGATCACCTCGTCCAGCCGGGCCGGGTACCTTTCGCACTTCCACGCCCTGTTCAAGTTCGCCGTCGAGGAGGCGCTCCTCACCGTGACGCCCACGGCCGGCATTACGCGGCCCCGCCGGCGGAGGCGGCTTCCCAGACCCACCGGCGACGCCGACGTGGTCAGGGCCATCGAGGAGGCCGGCGGTGATCTGAAGTGCTTCCTCCTTCTGGCCGCCTACCAGGGACTTCGCTGCCAGGAGATCGCCGGGTTGGCTGGCGAGGACGTCGATCGAGACGCCGGCGTGCTGATGGTCCGCCACGGAAAGGGCGACCGGGATCGGATCATGCCCCTGCATCCAGCCGTCGATGAGGCGCTCCCGGTCGAGCTCGTCGCCGGGCCTCTGTTCCGACTGGCGGACGGCCGGCCGATGCGGCCCCACAATGTCAGCCATCACATCCGCAGTCACCTGGTCGGGCTGGGTATCGCCTCCTCCGCCCACTGTCTTCGGCACGCCTTCGCCACGGGCGTCTACCGGCTGAGCCAGGACCTCCGGCTCACCCAGGAGCTGCTCGGCCATTCGAGCCCCGCCACCACGGCCATCTATGCCGGATTCGACCCGGCGGGGGCGGGGATGATGCGAAGTCTCTCGTTCGGGTCAAAACACTTGGGTTCTGACCCGAACGACGCTGCCGAGCCGGAACCCGACCGCGCCGCGTGATCTGTGCTGAGATGTCCAGTGGCGGCCGGCATATTGCCGGGCGGGATACGGGGGAACGATGAGCGACGCTTCGCAGGGCCCGGGCTGGTGGCAGGCATCCGACGGCAAGTGGTACTCGCCGGAGCTGCACCCGAATCACCAGCCGTCGCCGCTGCCAGCTCCTCCGGCGGCGCCGGATAGCGACCCGAACTTCCACGCCGCACCGCCGCCCGCTGGCCCGGGCCAACCCAAGAAGAAGCGGACCGGCCGGATCGTGGCTGCGTCGATCGTCGCCGTCGTCATCCTGATCATCATCATCGCTTCGGCCACGAGCAAGAAGTCGACTCCGACAGCAACCAATGCCACGACGCCCACGACCGCGGTTCCAGCGACACCGCCGACAGCTCCCACGACCACGGTGCCTCCTACGACCACCGCACCTCCGGTTCCCGTCGTCCTCTGGCAGTCCTCGGGTTCAGGGATCCAGAGCGGTCAGAAGTTCACCGTGCCTCCGGGCACCAATGAATGGGATGAGGTCTGGACCTACGACTGCTCGGCCTTCGGCGGCAATGGCAATTTCATTACGTCGGTCAACGGTTTCGGGGATGCGAGCGGCACCACCGATACCGGCGCCAACGAGCTCGGGCCCGGAGGGTCAGGGACGAACCACTACTACGACACCGGCGACTTCAGCATCGATGTGAATTCGGAGTGCAATTGGACCGAGAAGGCCGTCACCGTTCCAGGCTGAAGCGGACGCGAAGAAGCCGGCCCACCCGAAGGCAGGCCGGCTCTGTCATTTCCAGCTTCTCCGTCTCAGGGGACGGCGACGATGATGAGCTCCATGGCGCTGACGTTGTCCGTCGGGTAGTCCGTGAAGTCGACCGTCACTCGGAACCGATGGCCGGCGACGAGCTCGGCGGCCCCGGTGATCTTCTGGACAACGATCACTCCCTCGATCACCGGGGGATCCGCCGGTGTGACGGAGATATTGGTCACCAGGTCGGTCAAGGTGCAGACGACACCCGCCGGCGCTGTCCCGCCGGTTCGAGCCAGTTCGTTCGTCGTGTCGAAGGGCAGCCGGAAGGTCTCGGTCACCGACATCGTGTAGGTGGGCGGGACTGTTGCAGGGGAGGCCATGTTCCTCCTCAGGAGGCAGTGAAGACGGACGGACGGACCTGGGCCTTGAAGGCTGGGACGATCGACCAGGTTTCGGCCTCGATGACACCGGCGAGGCCGGCCGATGCCCCGATGGTTCCGGTGAGGAACAGGGCCCGAGTCACCGTGCCCGAGACCGAGGTCGATGCGGCGACGGTGACCGTGACGAGGGGCGCCAGGGCCGAGAGCGTCCCGGCCTGACCGCTGGCTGCCGCGATCACCCCGGACATGGCTGCGGTGCAGTTGGGCGTGCCCGTGAGCCCGCTGGTCGCACCGATGGTGGCGCCCGGGATGACAGCGGTGGCCGAGGAGGCGCCGGCCAGTCCCGAGGTGCTGGCGATGGTGGCGCCGGACAGATTCGCCGACGCCGAGGAGGCGCCCGTCAGTCCGCTCGACGCCGCGATGGTGCCGGTGAGGAAGACGACGGTCGAGAGAGTCCCCGACAGCCCTGTGGCGGCGCTGATCGAGCCCGTGAGGGCCACGATGCAGTTGGGCGTGCCGGACAGACCGGTGGTCGAGGCGATGGTCGTGGAGGGCAGCACGGCGGCAGCGGTGATCGTGCCCGTGAGGGTCGACCGGACGGCCATGGTCGCCCCGGGTGGGCTCGCGCCGGCGGACACCGTGCCCGAGAGCCCGGCATTGGCCGAGGTCGTGGCACCGAGCAATGCGATGACTGAGATAGTGCCGGTCAGCCCGAAGGAGGCGGTGATGGTGGACGGGTTGCCGGGGTCTCCGGCTCCGCCCTGGATCTGCCCGCCCTGGACGCCCTGGCCCTGGACGCCCGACGTCAGATCGTTCGAGCCCGTGGCCAGTGGAGCGATGGCGGAGATGGTCCCGGTGAGGCTCGAAGTGGTGTCGATCGATCCGGCGATGGGAGAGACGGGCAGGGCGGGTGATCCGACCAGGGTGCTCACGCTGTCGGTCTCCGAGGTGAGGGCTGCCGTCGCGGTGAGGGTCCGGGTGCCGCTCGTCTTGGCGGTGATCGTGGCCGCCGGGATGATGGTGCCGGTGTCGTAGAAGGTCACGCCATAGACGACGTTGATTTGCGAGTTCGTCCACCCAAAGTTCAGGATCCCCGTGGAGAGAAACGCTCCGGTGAAGGAAGCCGAGCTAACCATGGACGCGCTGATCGACAGGCTGCCCGCCGCGCTGATCGCTGGCGTCGAACCGGTGATCCCGGTCGCCGAGATCGTGGGGGCCGTGACGCCATTAGCGAGGCCAACCCACCCGTAGACGAACTCTTGCGGGACGTAGCTCGTTGTGGGCGTGTCCGGCAACGCGTACATCGCTGCGCTAGTAGCGGCCGTCCCGGCGAGCCCGAGGGTACCGAGGAAGACAGAGGCAGTCCAGGCGGGGTCGAGGGCCGGGGCGCCGATCCATCCGGTCGAGCAGTCGACGGTCAGGGTGTTGTGGGTGTGGGTGGTCTGCGTGAAGGTCGGGGTGAACGCATCCTCCCCACCGACCGCGACCTTCCACCAGGAGATGACGGATCCGATCCTCGGGCTGGCCGCCGAGGAGTAGGTGGAGAGTGGGACGAGGACGTTCCACGGGTTGAGACCGCCGTTCGTGCCGATGTTGTCGGCCAGAGACGGAGAGGTGAACTCGTTGGAGGCCGAGGCGTTTCCCGAGTGCAGGGTGACGATGAGGAGGTCGCCAGCAGAGGCGACCCATCGGGGGGTCCCGGGCGCGCTGGTGACCAGCGCTCCGCCCGAAGCGGGCACGTAGTAGGTCGTGCCGCTGGCGACGACGGTCCCGCCGGTGGTGAGACCTTGGCGTGGGGCTACCACGTCAACTCCCGGTCAGGCCGGCGGTGGCGAGCTGTGCCCACTTCTCGTAGAGACCAGGGTCGGACGGGTGCGGTCCCGGGTTGTTGTTCGTGTAGTAGTCCCAGTTGAGGGTGCGCGGCTCCTGCATCGGCTGGAGGGCTTCGTTGGCGAAGTCGAACACACCGGACACCCCGGGGACGCCCTGCTTGATCCAGCGGTTGAGCAGCCGACGCCATCCCTCGTTGAGCCCGAGCACCTGAGCGCCCACCACGTGGTTGCTGAGGGGGGTGAAGCTCGGGTTGCCGTTGACCGTGGTCACACCGGATCCGGTGACCGTGGCCCCGCTGGCGGCCCCCAGGAATGGACCGTCCATGATGCCGCTGTTCGGGCTGTCGAGCCAGAACGCCGTGCTCGCACCACCAGAAGTGACCCAGTTGGTCGTGGGTCCGGGCAGTCCTCCGCCTGGCTGGTCCCCGCCGAACTTGCCGGTGAGGGTGTAGGCCGTGACCGCACTCCCACCGGTGAGAGCGGCGTTGAGCACGCCCGACGCCCAGGAGTTGGCCAGGCCGTAGCTGCACCCGCCTTCGATGGTACCGATGAAGATGCGCCGGATGCCGAGGCTGTTCAGGTTCTCGATGACCGCGAGCATGTTCTGTTGGTAGTTCGAGAAGAATGCACAGGTCATCCCGCCGGTGCTGTAGGCATCGCTCGGGGTGGCCGAGACGGTCACGTTGAAGTTGTTGCCCGACACGCCCGAGACGACGTAGGTGTTCCCGTTCATGATGTTGGCCATGGTCCCGGCCCCGGCTCCGCTTGCACCGATGATGGTGTAGAGCGTGGTGAGGCCGCCGTTGGACAGGCCGTGCCCCGCTGCGGTGACGGTGGCCGTCGTCCCGGTCACCGAGACGTTGGTCACCTTGACCGGCAGTGCGCCGAAGTTGATGTCGTTGTACCCGAGTTGGATGATGGCGTAGTCGGGCGGGCAAGTCGCGAGGTCGAACCGACTGAGCAGGCCCGTCGACAGGTTCATGTAGTTGCCGAGTTGTGCTCCGGCACCGGAAGCGTTGATGATGCAGTGCCCCAGTTTCAGGCCGAGCTTCTGCGGCCAGCAGTTGTCAGTGCCGTTGATTCCGAACTTGGCCCCGGTAAACGGGTAGGTGCCGTTGCCCATCGAGTCCCCGAGAACGAGGCCGATCTGATTGACCCCGACGAGTTCGTAGTCCATGCGGACGTCGAGGCTCGAGTAGCCAGGGCTGGACGTGCCGAGCGTCGGCGCGGCCTGGGCTCCCCCGACGGCGTTGAGCCCGACGTTGGTCGCGCTGTGCCACACGAGGCCCTGTGCGTTGAATGGATCCTGGTAGATGGTCGCGCCCGAGGAGGTCAGCCACGCGATGCTGAGGGCCTGCGGCTGGTACGGAGTGACCGGTGGTGGCGTGAACCACGGCGAGACGTACTCGGCACCGTTCGACGCCGGGTCGACGGTGAAGCCGGAGAGCACCTGCGTCGGCGCCGCGGTGAAGTCACCTTGCCAGGCCGTCTCAGGCGAGCCGGACACGCCTGCGTTCGGGGTGCCCCACCACACGCCGGACACGGCGATGGGGGGGCCGAGGGCAGGGGTGACGGCGAAACCGCTGCCGACATTGTTGGCATTTCTGATCCGCAACCGACACCGGGTCGGGGCCGCTGGCAGTGTGAACCCCTGGCGTTGACACACGTCCATGAGGTCGGATGCCTGGCCCCATATGCCGTCGCCCCCCCACGCGAGCGTCGAGCGTCGGGTGTTGGGCGGCGTTGACCCCGATACGAACGACATATTCGGGGGGAGTTGCAGGGCGGTGAGCCCGAGGAGGACGCGCTTGTCAGCCGCTACCATCGCCGTCGTGATGGCCGTCACCCCGGCAGGGACCACCACCTCTCGCAGAGGCACGTCGGTCGCACCGACAGCGTTGGGCTTGATCGGTCCGACATCGGTCCTGTTGTTCCGGTCCCAGTCACCGCCCTTGCCCGCTGCCACGCCCCACGGGGTGCCAGGGATGACCACGAGGGACCCGGTGGTCGGACCGGTGGCCCGGAAGACGACGGCATCCCGACGCATCGAGGCCGAGCCGGTGCCGACCGCGACCGTGCCCCCGGCATAGGAGTAGAGGGTGCCCTTGACCGAGACGTACCCCGCCGCGAAGGTCAGGGTGAGGTCGGTCCCGTCAGCGGTGCAGTCCATCCCCGACACGACGCCGGTCCCCTCGGCCGCGGCGCGGTCCACGAACCTATCGAACGGGTCGGGAATCGACATGCAGTCGTAGAGGTAGGTGTTCCCTACCCCGCACTGCTGGATGGCTGGCATGTTCGCCATGAGCGCGCCTTAGGACATCGTGGCGACGAGAGCGGAGATGGCGAACTGCGGCGTCACGCCACCGGTCGCCACGGCCACGACGCCCGACTTGGTGGGGGTGCATCCCCATGACCGGGCGTTGCCGGCGGTGGCGGCATCAAAGAGCACCTGGCCCACGATGTACGCACCCCAGGCAGCCGTCGAGGTGGGGAAGCTGACCGCAACGCCGTTCGCCACCTGCGAGGGTGCCGCACCGGTCTGTGTCGGGACGGGCCAGTTGGTCGTGTTGTTGACGATGGCCTCCCGGGCGTACCCGTTGGCGATGGTCAGCGACACCGATGCCGTGGCCGTGGCGTTCACGTTCACCTGCGACGTGGGCGAGGAGGACAGCAGGAACGAGGTGCTTGCCGTCACGGTGCCGACAAAGGTGTTGGCCGGGATGCCCGCGCCCGTGACCGCCTTGCCGAAGTCGGCAGCGGCGATTGCGGTGTCGGTCACCGTGGCGGACCCGCTGGTGGTGCCACAGCCGGCATCGGTGCGGGACAGGGCAGGCTCGGCTCCGGTGAAGGTGCCCGCTCCGAACAGGCCGGAGACCTCGGTCCAGGTCACGGTGCCGTCCGTCACGGTTGCACCGGCAGCCGTGGTCCCGGCCGTGAAGCCCGTTGGCTCAGTCGCTCCCGTGGTGCCACCCGTCGTGCATTTGAACACCCGGCCCGTGGAGCTCGGGGTCGCGGCCTGCAAGGTGTTGAAGGCTGTCGAGATGTAGTAGGCGCCCGAGGCGATGACGGTGCTGGCGACCCATTGGCTGGCCATGAGCAGGCCCAGGTAGTGGGTGGCCGGGATCGTGGGCCCGGTGTCCCCAAGTTCTTGCCCGAGGAGGGCCTTTTCGGTGACGACGCACAGTGGGGACATTGATGCTCCTTTAGGGGATGACGGTGACGGTGGACGTGGGATCGTGGCCGCCGGATGGGCCGGGCACGACGGAACCGATGAAGGTCAGGCGAGCGCCGTTGGTGGCGGACCAACCCCGCCCGGTCGGCGGCTTGGGCGAAGGCTGGCGGGTGAAGACATCGTGCGAGAGCGTCAGCACTCCCCCGCTGTCGTAGATCGCAGCATGAGGGAAGCCCGGATCTGTGGCCGGGAGGGCGAGGGTCGAGTCGCTGATGGTGACCGGCCAGGTGTTGCCCGTGGTCATGAAGTAGACCTGCGCGGATCCGGTCACGTGATCGAAGGTGATCGGGCCGGTCAGATACTCGGGGATGGAGATCAGTTTGGACACCGTGGAGTTGGTCACCGTCACGTACCCGCTGCCGGTGTGCGCGGTGTCGGACTCGAAGTCCAACGCCTTGGCATGGACGTCGTTGAACGTGGCGTGCTTGACGAAGGACGGACTGATCGCGAATCGGCCAGAAGAGAGGACGTTGTAGCCGTTGACCGTGAGGTTGGTCACGGGCAAGCCGCTGGTCGGATAGTCGGTCCAGAGCTCGAGGCCGTCACCGTAGGTGTGCGAGGTGGTGACGTTGGTCAGGGTCACGCTGTCGGAGGACTGCACCTCGATCCCGGCGTTGTTGACCAGGGCGATTGTCTTCTGGCTGAACGAACCGGACGGATCTGACCCTTTGAGGACGACGTTCTTGATCGTGACCCCGTGGGTGTCCTTCACGTCGATGATCGGCGGGAGGATGCGTTGGCCCTTCGGAACGGCCGTCAGCGGATCGTTGAACGTGCCCCCGGAGATCGTGATCGGCTTGGTGACCGTGATTCCGTTGGTGGTGTAGCACCCCGACCCCTGCCATTTGCCACCGGCCGGGGTAGCAGCGATGGCAGCGGCCGGGTCGGGGTGACAACTGATCGGCCCTTCGGACCGGGTCCCCACGACGAGACTGGCCATCGCCACCACGGTGACCACTGCAGCGGCGATGAGGTTGCGGCGGGCTCTGGTCATGACAGTGCCTCCCAAAGGGGGTCGGGTGCGACTTGGTAGATATCGGGCCAGTTGTGCAGCCAGCCGCCGAAGCGGAGGCCCTCGGCCACCACGGCGCTGCAGATCCAGGTGCCGCCACGCATCACGTTGACGAAGCCCGGCGACAGCATGGTGATGAGGATGGAGACGTCGGTCAGGAACCCGTACTTCGAGCTCGCCTGTGCCCGGAGGAACTGGAGCATCCGCCCGCGACCGACCGAGGCCGGCGGTCGTACGATCACGTCGTTCGGACCGAGGACGAGGGGCTTGTCGATCGTGACCCCGCTGCCTTCGGCCTGGCCGATGAACCACTGGCCGTGCTCGTCCTGGTGGTCCAGCCAGGCGACGTGGTTCTTGTCGCCGTGCCACTTGATGCGCTGAGCGAGCTTGATGACCCAGCTCACCTTCCCCGACGAGTCGAAGAACACGAGGTCGCCCTCGGTCGCCGCCTCGAGGGGGATGGTGAGCGGTGTCATGTCAGGCCGTGGGCGGAGCGGCGACGTCGGCCGGCGAGGTGGCCGCGGGCGGAGCGTCTGCTTCGGGAACCGGCGGTGCAACCGGATCGACGGGAGCGACCGGAGTGGGGTCGACGGGGGCCGGGACGGGATCGGCCGCCGGCGTCGGGTCGGCCACGGGCCACGCAGTCGGCTCCGTGACGGGTGTCGGATCGGGGGCCGGCGCTTGCACCGGGTCGATGACGGGCGAGGCCGGCGTTGATTCGGTCGGAATCGGTGCGACCGTCTGGTTGCGGGCGATGTGGGCGTTGAACCACATCATGGCCTCTTCCAGCTTGGTGAGCCCCAGCGAGACCTCGCGGGCCTGTGGTGCCACCGTGCCGGCGACCTCGAGGAGGTCCTTGGCGGCCGTCTCGAGGATCGAACGGACCTTGGTGTGGGCCTCGGCCACCAGGTCATTGATGGGCGGGTGATGGACGAACCGCTTCTCGATGTCGGCGGCGAGTTCGGACAGCGTTCCCATGTAGGGCTCCTTCGTTGTGGGTTGATTGGTTGGTGGTGGTGGTGAGATCGGATGAACTGCAGGGCGGAGCCAGGATTCGACGAGATTGCCCAATCGGGCGAGCTCGTCGGTGACGGCGTCGTGGTGCGGTTGCACGTGGAGAAGGTGATGGGTGTGGAGCGCCTTCGCCAGGAGGGCGTTGAGCTTCGTGCGAAACCTCGGCCAGAGGATGTAGGCGACGAGGCCGGCAATGGGAATCCAGATCAGGTTCGCGAAGATGTTGGGCCCGACGAAGGATCGATCGAGGGGCCAGAGATCGTCGTGGATCCGATGCCAGAGGAAGACGGGAACTGCCCAGAGGGCGATCAGGGTGTTCACGCTGCCTCCTTGAGCCGGCGGATATGGCGGTTCTTCGGGTGCTGGGTCGCCACCCAGTCGGCCTCGGTGACGAGGCCCTTGGTGATCAGCAGCCCCCAGAGCGCGTCACGCTTCGGCTTGATGAACCGGTCGCCGATCACCTGTCCGCTCTTCGACCCGACCACGTTGGCGATCGTTACCAGGACGAGGACCAATACACGCTCGCGGGTCGAATGGCCGTTGAGGGTGTTGAGGCTGTAGTGGTAGGTGACCAGGGCAAAGAGGAACATGCCCGCATCGAGTACTCCCGTGAGCCAGCCGTGGCCCCGGTTCTCGGCCTGGACCATGCAGACGCCGAGGATGTCCTGGCCGACCATGGCGAGGCCGGCGATGAGGGCGACGTTCACGCTCGTCCCTTCGTCGGCTTCTTCGGGGCAGCCCGCTTGGCCTGAGGTCGTTTGGCTGGGGCGGCGCTCAGCGCCTTGGCCGTGGCTTTGGTCTTCCGTGCGAGGCCCGCCGCGGTGTCGAGGGCCTTGGAAGCGACGTCCTCGGCATCGACGACTCTCGTGTGGGCCAGATCCGAAGCGACGTCCTCGGCCGTGTGCGCGACGGCCTCGGCAGTTTGTGCCGCGTTGCCCTGACCTGTCTTCAGTCCAGCGAGGGCGACTTCGACGGCGCCCACCCGAGTGTCAATCGAGTTGGTAACGGTCTCGTTCCGATCCACCGAGTCACGGAGCGACGATCCGTTGTTCGGATTGACCTCGTACTTGACGGCCGCCACGTCGACGGTGAGGACGTCCACGTCGACGGTGAGCTGGGCCACACAGGAGGCATTCGCGTCCTGGGTCTGCTTCATCTCCACCAAGGTTTTGAGTGGTGTCACGATGTGCTTCTTCAGCCATTTGCTGGCTCGCCAGACAGCCAATGGGGTTGCAAGCAAAACCGTGGCGAGGACAATGCCGAGGGCCTGGCTCTCGACGGCGTGGAAGACATCGGCGGTCACGCCGGCAGCTTGTCCACGCCCCACGGACCGCCAGGGTTCTGAGCGAAGTGCCACACGACACCCGCCGAATCCTCGACCATGCACTCCAACTGCGTGCTGATGACGCTGACCATCGGGACCTGGTTGGGGAAGGTGACGCCGAACTTGCCAACCCTCCCGCCGAGCGGACCGCAAACGACCTCGGTGTTCCACGCCGGATTCGGCTGGTTGCGCCAGTAGTGGTGAAGTGTGCCGTCCTTGACCTGCAGGCACTCCTGCTGGCCCGGGTGGGTCTGGACGAGCTGCGAGACTGGCATGGATCTCTCCTCTGAGGGAACTGGCGGGGCCGGAGGGGCCTGCGGACCGGCGAGCGGTAGGACGATCCGATCGACATCGGTGCCGGGCAAGGGCCCGGCGAGGCCCTGCTGCACCTGGGTGATCGGAAGCGTGGCGGCGTTGCCAGGGAAGCTGGTCGAATCGGACTGCCAGAAGAAGTCCGCCCAGCCGGCGTCGTGGACCTCCTGGACCAGCAGTCCCTCGCCGTAGATACCGGTCCTCTGGGCACCGCCCATGGCCGAGCAGGCGCCCCTGATGTAGTCGAGAGCGGTGGCCAGAGCGGAGCCGGTGAGTGATTCATCACAGGCGAACCAGATCGGGCCCCTGTACCCGGCCGGGGTGTACTGCAGGGCGGTGTGGGCGTTGGCCACGCCGGCGTTGAATCCGCCCGAGCTGTCGTCGGTTCCGGACTCGAAGACGAGCCACACCCTGATGCCGGCGGCGACGAGCTCGTCGTATTCCCCCTGGGTGATGGTCTTGCCCCAGCCGGGCGGACCGACATACCGGAAGACGTCGGTGACGGATGCCGCCAGGAGCTCGGCGATGGTCTGCCGGGCCCACGCATAGTCGGTGGCGGTCATCGCTCAACCTTCCTCAGAGCCGACCGCCCTGATATTCGTGGCGAATCGGACAACGTCATCGAGGGCGTCGGCACCGACCACCACATCTGCACCGGCGCCCCCGACAACGATCAGGGAGCGACGACCTGTTGCAGCGAGCCACCGCTGTTGAGGGTCGAGATCCCGAAGGAACCTCCGAGGTCTCCGAGCTGGGCCACGACGTTGCCGGAGGTGTCGTACACCCAGAGGCCGAGGCTTCCGTCCTCCTGGACGCCGAGCTGGACCCGGATGGCTCCGGTCGAGTCGGTGACGATGAAGAGCTGCTGGGTCTCGAGTGATCTGACGCGTTGCTCGAGGGCCCGGAGGTCGTGGTAGATGTTGTCGCCGCGAGGTCCGCCCGGCGGATTGACTCCCGGCATCAGTTGGGCGGCGCCGGTACGGGGGCCAGCCCGGGCGGCGTGTTCATCGTGTGGGTCATGGTGCTCAGCCCGTTCTCGACGACCTGCACGTCGAGGCCGGTCACGCGGAGGAACGAATCGGCTCCCGAGGGGAAGCGCTCGTCGGGAGTGATGATCACCCGCTCGTCATCGCCGAGCCGGAAGGCTCCAAGGGCTGGATCGCCCATCATGGGCATCGTGAACTGCGGCGTCACGATCGGCCACTCCCTTTGGGCGAGGTCGCCGTCGACGATCGTCGCCAGCTGGGATTTCGTGTTCACGTTGGCCCAGGAGGTGAAGCTCTCGAGGAGCGGGTACCCGCCGCGTAGCACGGCGTTGTCGGCTGCATGGGCAGCGAGTGCGCCCGAGCCCGAGGCGGTGCCGTAGTCGCTGTTGGTCTGCTTGGTGCCGTCTTCCGGCCAGATGTACGACACTGAGGCGTCGCCGCCCGTCAGGATCACCGGGCTGGTGGGCCCGGCCTTCATCCCCCGGCGGGGATAGGAGAGGTTGAGCACCGGAACCGGCTTCGATCCTTGTCCGGCGGACCAGCTCCAGTCGATGCCGAAGTCGAAGCCCGTCTCGTACCCGCTGGCCGAAAGTGTGGTGATGATCTGGTCGATGGCCTGGCGCTGGGTGGACGGGTAGGAGACGGTGATCCCGTTGTGGTTGGGGATCGTCTCGGTGATGGCGATCGTCAACGATTGGAAGGCTGAGCCGGCGAACAGCGACCGTGTGGCGGGGTTGATCAATGCGTCGTAGACCAGCTGAGCGGCGATCGAACAGGCATCGGCGGGGTTGGCCGACCAGTAGTGGGCACCGGGCGCGGGCTTCGTGTAGTCCATGGCCTGCAGCCGATGCCCCAGGTAGGTCCAGGCTTCCTGGCCGCCGATGGACAGGACGCTCGATGTCGAGTCAAAGGACCGGGTCCAGTTCGGACCGCCCCAGACGATCTGGCCGTCGAGGTCGATGATCGTCAGGGTCTTCGACGGGTTGGTCGCTCCTACGGGCCCGAGCGATTGCACCTTCGGATCCGAGAGAAGTAGGGCTCCCGAGAAGCTGCCCGTCGAATTGAGGCGCTGCGAGAAGCCCACGCCTGTGTAGGGGAGCTCGGCCAGAAGCGTAAGGGTCAGCAGGTCGTAGGAGTAGTAGGTGACGACTCCGGTCACCGGTCAGGCCGAGACGAGCGCGGCGGAGAGAAAGGTGTTGACCGAACCCGGATTCGATCCCATGCCGCCGCTGGCCGATTGGTATCCGTAGAGCTCCAGGGCGTCGCCGGCGATGCACGGAACGAGGTCGCATCCGCCGGGAGCGGCGAAGGTGGCCGCGGTGTTCATCATCTCCCAGTGCCTCATCTCAGTGCCGTTCTTTCGAATGGCGGTGCTACACCGATTGGTCTGAATCGCGCCGCCGCCGGACTGCCACCCCAGACCGACACTCACGGAGTAGATGCCCGTGGCCGGAATGATCAGCGAGTTCGACGCGACGGTCATGCCGCCCCTGAGGAAATCGGTTGCCGCCAGGGCGATCTGCGCCCATGTGACCGTGGCGACGACGGTCTGGACCGTGGCGTAGATCCTCCCGGCCGGTTGGCCGGCGAGGCTGATCCCGCTGACGATCCGATCGTCAGCGATCGTGTACGACGCCGACGAGGGGGCGCCGGCGGGCACGAGGACTGTGGCGAGCAGGAGCGAGTTGGCCGGCGTGGCCGGGACCGAGGGCGATGGCGCCGCGGTCCCCTGGGTGACCAACAGGTTCCACGTGTTGTTCGTGACGCTCGGGTTCCCGGTGTACGCCTGGTCGTTCACCGAGGCGGTGACGATGGCGTAGAGCGGGTTCGACCCGTCCGGTGTGACCCCCACGGTCACCGGGGCGTCGTTGTACCCGTAGTAGGCCCCCATGTGGGAGGCCGAGCTCCCCGGAATCCAGATCTCGCCGGCGGCCACGTTGAGCGAGTTGCCGGATCCGGCCGAGACCAGCAGGTCGCCCGGCGCCACGATGCCGCCGTTGTTGCCGCCTACTCCGCCGAACAGGGTGGAGATCGCTCGTCGGAACAGCTCGGCCGAGTGCGAGTCGGCCTGGACTCCATAGGGCGGATTCTCGGCGGTCACGGTGCGCTCCTTAGATCAGGTAGGCGCTCGCCCAGGCGAGCTGCAGGGTCCCGGCCACGGCCGTCGAGTCGCCCGAGGAGAACTCGATGAGGTTGGCTCCGGGAGTCAGCCCGTCGACGCCCTGCACGGGATCCGGCCAGGAGGAGCCGGGCACGATCCAGTTGCGCCGAGGTGCTCCCACCGTCGAGCCCGAGGCGGTGTAGATCACCGAGCGGGCATCGGTGTCGACGGCGAGGGTGTCGCCGGGGTTCAGCGTGTAGCCGGTCTGGGCGGGGTTGGAGAAGGACAGGATCCATCCGGTCGTGGAGTTCTGTACGACGGGGTTGGTGCACGGCCCGGTGATCACGAAGGTCGGGCGCATCTCCTGGTTGCCGCCGTTGGGGGCGGCGATCGACCCGAACGATCCGCCCCCGCCGAACGTGACGGGGAAGGTGACCGGGAACGTGAGCCCTCCGAGCGGCGTGGGGAGCCCGACGATGGCCGACGAGGTCGGCGCTGCGTAGATCCGGGGGTCGGAGGCATGCAGTTGGAGCGAGGCCTGGGCGCTCCCGAGCGAATACGCCAGGTCCATCGGGACGTCCCGCTTGTTGACTCGGCACATCACGGCGAGGTTGCCGTAGCCGGGAAGGTTGAACCACAGGGGCGTCTCGGTCTGGGAGGTCCGTGTGGCGGTGGCCATGGCCATCAACGTGGCGACGATGCCCGTGTCATTGGCGACGAGCTGGCCATCGAAGAGCACGTCTCGACCGGCCATGAAGTTGAGGCCGAGCATCTCGCCGTGGTCCCGCGGCCGCTGGGTGTTGGACCCGATGACGGGAGGCAGCGAGCCGAGACCGGTGATGGTGTCGGGGTCGAAGGTGCAGGCATCGCCGAAGACGTAGCCGTTGAACGAGAACTGCCAGGGGCCGAGGGCCGGCGGGGTCAGTCCCGCTGCCGGGAAGCTCACTTGGTTCTCATGGCCCAGGCGAGCTCCGAGGCGATCTCGTGCGGGTCGGCGTTCGTCTGGACGTTGACGTTGATCTCGGTGGTCGATTGGCCCGAGCCGGGGAGCGCATTGGATCCGTTGCCCGAGCCGGCGAGCGCGAGCTTGTTGTGCGGAATGATCGTGCCGTTGACGTCCGGGACGAAGCCCTCCTTGCCGACTTCGTTGATGATGTACGGGAACCCGGCCTTGACCGGACCGCCGGTGGCGCGGTGCGGCGTGCCGCCCTTGGGCTTCGGTGCCGGTGCCGGCGCCGAGCCGCCGCCGCCGGTCACGGCGGAGATGGCGCTGCCGAGCCAGGAGGCGGCCGACTTGATGGCATCGAAGATCGGCGAGATGATCGACCAGGCGGCCGACACAGCACCGGAAATGGCTGACCAGGCGATGTTCCAGGCGTCCTTCAGGTCCTGGATGGCCTGCTTGATGTCGGTGCCGACCACCGTCTTCACGAAGTTGAAAACGGGCTTGACTATGTTCCAAGCGGTCGAGACGGCCCCGCTGATCACCGGCCACGCGGTGTTCCAGAGGAGCTTGAACCCCTGGATCGCCACCGTCAGATCGTTCGCGATTACGGACTTGATGAAGTTGAAGACCGGTCGCATGATCGACCAGGCGACGTTCAGCGCGTCCTTGATCAGGGACCACGCGATCTTCCACTCGAGCTGCAGGGCCCGGATCCAGACGATCAGTCCGTCCTTGATGATGTCGATGATCGGCTGGATTGCCGGCTTGATGAAATGCCAGGCGTCGAGGGTCCAGTTCTTCACATCGGTCCACACCTGGTGCCAGTGGGTGGCCAGGAAGACGATCGCTCCGACCAAGAGAGCGATGACGGCGATGATCCCCAGGGTGGCTGCGTTCTCGGCGACGTAGGCGGCGACCGCCGAGGCCACGATGGCGGCGTTGGCGGTCACCCAGGTGGTCACCGTGGCGGCCGCCGATGTCACGTTCTCGGCCACGATTTCGGCCAGGTGCGTGACGTTCTGTGCGAGCCACCGGGCGGCGCTGGCTGCGGAGGTGGCCAGCCATTCGGCTCCGTACATCGCCCAGAGGGCTACGCTCCGGGCGATCGAGACCGCCGTCTCGGCCACCCAGGTTGCGGCGGCCCTGGCGTGGAGGGCGAGCCATGCGGCCACGTTGCCCGAGGTCTCGCTGATCCACTCGCCGGCGTACATGAGCCAGAGGGAAGCGCTCTGGGCGACGGAGACGGCCTCGGCCGCGACCCAGAGCCCTGCCTTGACGATCATCTGGCCGAACTGGATGGCGCTCTTGGCCGCGGCGATGGTCAGATTGGTGACGTAGATGAGCAGGGCACCGCCGAGCACGACGCCGACGGCGATGCCCAGCGCCTCGGCCGCGCCCCTGTTCTTTTCGAACCATTGGACGATCTGGTTGGTCACCGCGATGGCGGACTGGATCTTCGGGATCAGGGCCTCGCCGACCTTGGTACCCAGGTCGAGCATCCCGGCCTTGAGCTTCTCGGCGTTGCCCCTGAGATTGTCCGTGGCCCGGCCGGCTGCCTCGTGGGCGGACCCTGATCGGTTGACCGCTGCGGACGCCGCGTCGAAGGCCGCGGGGCCGGCGAGCACCGTGGTGAGCATCTTGTCGGCGGCGCCCTTGCCGAACAGCGTCTGCATGGCGAGGATCTGCTGCGCCTGGGTCATCCCGGCGAGCTTCGGCTGCAGCTGGGCCATCACTGATCCCATGCCGACGAACTTCCCGGAGGAGTCGAAGGTGTGGATGCCGAGGTCGTAGATCGCCTTGTCGACCGGCTTCGAATTGCCGAGCAGGGTCGAGAACGCCGACGAGACGCCGCTCACCGCGGCCCTGCCGGTCTCTCCGTGCTTGGTGAGGTCGACCATCAGGGAGGCCGTGTCGGAGAGGTTGGGGGCGAGCACACCGAGCTGGCTGTGCAGCCGCTGGGTCACGTTGGTGACCTGATCGAGCCCCTGCCCGGTGATGTTGGCCGCGTTGAAGAGCTCGTCGGAAGCCTGTCCTGCACCCTGGACACGGATGCCGTAGGCCTGCATGACCGTCGAGAGATCGGAGGTGGCGCTCCCGAGGCTGCTGCCCGAGGCCTCGGCCAGGTCCGTCGAAGCCCGCATCACCTCGAGGGCCTGCCCTGCCGTCAGGGCATGTCCCTCGGTGTTGCCGAGCTGGCCGGCGACGGCGGCGTAGGCGGTGGCCACCTGCTGACCGGAGAAGGTGGTGCTCGTGCCCATCGACAGGAAGCCGTCGCCGATCTTCGTCGCCGCATTGATCGAAATGCCTGCCGAGGCGGCGATCTTCCCGTCGGTCTGCTGGTAGTTCATGGCGAGATCCGTGCACGCCACCGCTGCCGCTCCCAGGCCGGCAACCGTGGCGAGCGAGATGTCCCGGGCAACGCCGGAGACCTTGGAGCCGAAGCCTTTGGCCTTGGCCCCGGTTCCGTCGAGATGGTTGCCGAACGAGTCGAGCGCACCGGTGAACGGGAGGCCGAGCTGGCCCATGGCGTTCGAGAGCGCGGACGACAACCGGCCGCCGGACTCCTCGCCCTTCTTGGCGACGTCGCCGAGAGCTCGTTCGGCGCCGGAGCCGTCGCCCAGGATCTCCACCTTGAGCTTGCGGTCACCGGACATCGGGGTTACTCCTTGGAGAGTGCTTTCAGCGCCTCGAGGTACACGGTCACCTCACCGAAGAGCAGGCGATCGATGTCCCATGGGAGGAGGCCGAAGTGGTACGAGAGGGCGGGCAACTGCTTGCGCAGCGTCCGCCTCACGTTTCCGGGTCGTTGTCCTCCACCGCCTTGGCGGAGCCTTCGATGGCCCGGGCCTCGACGATGTCGCTCTCGTCGAACTCGATCTCGGTCCTGTAGCCGATGTCGTCGATCACCTCGTCGAAGGTGACCCGGGGATCGTCCTGCCGGCGGGCGAGGAAGACGAGCGCCGAGATGGTGTCGAGGTCCGGGTCGTCCTTGGCCGCTTGGAAGAGGGCCCGAAGGCTCATGCCGGTCGCCCGTCGGACCTGGGCGGCGTCCCTGCCGGTGAGCTCGTTCATGGCCGATTCGACGTCGAGGGTGTAGGTCTTGTCGGCGACGGTGATGCGGATGACCGCGCCCTTGGGCTTGGCCCGTTCTCTCTTGCGGCGTTGCTCTCGATTGGTCGTTGCGGGCATGTGGTGGTCTCCGTTCATTCGGGAAATGCGTGTGCTGCGACCCTTTCGAAGCCGTCCATGACGGCCTTCTCGATGTCGTCCTCGTGGGCCCGGATCGTCGGGTAGATGAAGTAGCCGGCGTCCGCGCTGTTGCCACGCCACGCCTTGAACTGGTGGTAGCGGATCGACCCGAACTCGGCTCCCAAAGCCATCGGGTAGTCGTCGCTGCCGAAGGTGATCGATGCCGATCGCTGCGTGCCGCTGGCCCGGATGGACGGGGCGACGTGGGCCGCCGTGCTTCCCTCGCCCGTGGCCATCGAGATCGATTCGTCGCGAATCGTCTTCGCTATCTCGCGGTGCACCGCGCTGAGCTCCCGTGCAAAGGCCGGGTCGACTTCCTTCAGCGCTGCCACGAACTCCTTCAGTCCGTCGACGCGCAGCGATTGCGTGCGCATCACGACGGTCACGGAGTCGCGTCGAGCGTGGTGTAGGCGATGCTGACCGGTGAGGTGCTCCCGTTGTTCAGCACCTTGAACGGCAGGGACTGGACGAGGAGCTTGGGCCCGGTGACATTGGGCGTCTCGCCGTCCTGGCGTCCCACCGGGCAGGTGACAACCAGCGACGGGAAGGTGGTCGCACCGATGAGGGTCGGGGCCGTCCACGCTGCCGTGAGAGCCGCCATGGCGCCGGCAGCGGTCATCGAGGTGTACCGCTGGTAGTGGGACAGATCGGTGAAGTCGAGGTCGACGCTGAAGGCGTAGTCCCGCATCCCCTCTTCGATCGGCTCCTTCATCAGGGTCGACGACCGGAGGTACCGGCGCTTGTCGGCCAGCTTGTTGTCGCCGGTGATGGTCACCTTGGTGACGTCGATGGAGATTCCGCCGATGGTGATGGTCGCCCCGGCGAAGCTGAACAGCTCGGAGACGGCGTAGGACGCCACGGCCAGCGCGGTGGTCGTGTCCTCGTCCTGGTAGGTCCAGGTCAGCTTCAGCTCGCAGAGACCGTCGAGGGCGGAGCTGAGCTCCCACTTGCCGATCTTCATCCCGTGGTGGGTGAACGGCTGCACCACCTGGGAGGGCGTGAACGGCTTTCCGACCTGGGTGGTGAACGAGTGCCCGGTCAGCGGCCCGACGGTCGCGGTGTGGGTGTAGGCGGAGTCGGTCGGGCCCGCCGTGGCGATGGTCCCGAGCATCTGCTTGAACAGGACGCCGAAGCCACGGGACTGCACCTCGACGGTGGTGTCACCGGCGCCGCCTTCCTTGTTGACCGCCCAGCGGTCGGAGCGTTGGACCCGGGTGCTGGCACGGAGGCCGGCCGACTCGATGCGGTTCATGGCCAGCTTCAGCGACTCGGTGTTGAAGTCGAAGAAGCGGGTGGGCGTCTGCGGCCGTCCGTAGAGCGACGCCGTGTAGGTGCCCTGCACCGTCGAGGTGCCCGGGTTGGCCGTCATGAGCACGGCCGCCGTGGTGGTCGTCGCCACCACGGCGATCGACCAGGTGCCGTTGTAGGCCGACGGGGTGAAGCCGGCGAGCACCAGGGTATCTCCCGGCAGGAGGCCGTGGGCGGACGCGAAGGTCACGTTGAATCCCGTTGGCCCCGAGGTGATGCCGGTGATGGCCGGGGTGTTGACCTGCAGTTCCTCGGCCAGGCCGAACTGCGAAAGGATTCCACTCATTGGGTTGCCTCCGTGTTGGGTGCGGGTTCCGTGATGGCCGGAGCCGCCGGCGCTGGCGCGGGCGCGGGCTTCGGCGGCGCGGTGGGAGCGATACCGAGCAGCGCCCGGGCCTCGTCGTCAGCCGGCTCCCAGTTGGACGTCTGCTCGAGCAACCTGGCGACGAGCTCCGCCTCGACCTCGGTATCGGTATTCCCGTCGAACCAGGTGCCGTCGTGCAGCTCGACACCGTCGTCCGCGAACGGACCGATATAGCGGACCTTCATTGCTGCCTCCTCAGATGCGGGCGGTGATGCGGATCTCGAAGTCGAGCTGGTAGGCCTTGCCTTCGTTGGCGTTCGGGAACCCGACGCCCTTGCCCGGTTTGAATTCGACGTTGGTCACCTGGGCCTTGGCCGCGCCGAACGCGGCGTTGAGCGCGGTCGAGAAGCCCATGCCTGGCTGGACCAGCTGGCGGAGCGTGTTCTCGACGACGGCGACGAGCTCGAAGGACCGCTCGAGGGCCGCCTGTTGGGTGTCGCCGGGCCGGCGCACCTGGCAGTACCCGTCGACCGTGTAGGTCTCTTCCCGGGAGCGGGCGCCGAGGGCGGCCCAGGACTCGTCGGCCCAATGGATGTTCCCGGTGATGATCAGGTTCTCCCGATCGGCCTTGGCCGTGTCTCCGTAGAGGACCTGGACGCCGGCGAGCTCGGGCTCGGCAGCGAGAGCGTCTTCCAGGGTGGCCATGACCACCGGGGCCGTAGAGGTCGAGCCGGTGCTCATCGTCGGCCGCCGTGGTAGACGGAGAACCACGACGGGTCGGTGTTGACCTGCATCGAGGCCGGGATCGGATCGGCGTCGTCGTACTCGCGGGTCGAGTAGCGGTTGTAGACGGCGTCGACCTCGGGGATCCCGGTGGCGAAGGCGTGGGGCAGGTCGAGGCGGAACGTGGTCCCGCCCTCGGTGACGAACGAGGTGGCCCGGTCGGGCACGGAGGAGAACTGGCGGTTGAGCACCGATCGCAATCGGATCATCGAGGCGTCGGCGAGCTCGCCGGGGGGAGCATCCCAACCGCACTCGTATTCGATGACCACGTTGCGGCGGCCTTCGTCCCACACACCGCCGTCGTTGCGCTGGATCTTGAAGTCGTCGTCGATGACGATCGAGGCCAGTTGGCCGGCGGTGAAGACGATGACCTGGCCGGTGGCTCCGACGGCGGTCCCGATGGTGCCCGCGTTCCCGGGGTTCAGGTTGGTGCTCACCACGACCTGGTTGGCGGCCGGTACGGAGGCTACGACCCAGTTCCCGTTGTAGGCGTAGGGGTTGAAGCCGGACAGGATCAGGTTGGCGCCCGGGCCCAGGGAGTGATTCGTGGCGAATGTCACGGTGAACGCCACCGACGTCGAGGTGATCGAGGTCACCGACGGGAGGTAGACGTACGCCCCGCCGGTGGTGTCCGCCGTGATGATCATGGCCGAGCGGACGGTGCGGATCTTGCTGTCGGGCAGGAAGATCTCCGGCTCCGCCGTCCCGTCCAGAAGCACCCGCCGGTAGCGAGGCACGAACGGCACGTCGCAGATGAACTCGCACTCCTCTTCGACGGCCTGGCGCTTCGCCATGATCATCGAGTCGGGGTACTTGGCCGTGTCCTTCAGGACCGCGTCGCTGTTGCGGGCGTCGGTCAGCGAGAAGAAGAACCCGCCGCAGACCTCATGGTCCGACGTCTGGCTCGAGCCGTTGCCGGCGTCGGACCAGGTGGCGACCCACTGGTCCAGCCTGTTCGCCTGAGCAGCCGTGACGGCCACGGTGTAGACGCCGGTGGCGCTTCCCGCTGTCGTCGCGGTGCCCGGGGCGACGATGGTCTGCCCCGAAACCGACTGGACGCCGACCGTCAGGGCCCCTGCCGCCTCGGCCGGGTCGCCGTTGGTGTCGACCATGGTGACGCTGAGCGTCCCCGGCTTGCCGGCGAGGAGCCGCTGGACGGTTGCTGCCATCAGGCGATGAGGATCGAGCCCTCGACCGCTCCGGAGACGATCTCGAAGTAGACCCCCGCGGTGATGCGGACCGGCGGGGTCAACTGCACGTAGGCCCAGGAGCCGACGCCCGACGCAGCCAGGTCGGCTGCGCCGAGGAGCGTGCCGGAAGCGGCCGAGGCGTTGTCGTAGAACTTCACGACGGCTGCGCCGCCGACGGCATGGACGAGGTAGCCCCCGAAAATGCCGCCGGGGACGCCGATGCCGGAGATCGCACCCGATGCTCCCGGGACCGAGAGCGGGGTGTAGATCTCCATCAGCGCCACCGAATGTGGAGGTCCAGGTACCCGGCGGGCAGAGCGAGGCCGGCGCCCGCATCGGTCACCTGCGCCGTCAGCACGTCGCCGGCGACGAACTGGGTGTTGGCCAGCGTGGCGTCGAGCGTCATGGCCTCGGCCACGAACGCCACGGAGTCGGTGGCCGCGTACGACCGGGTGGCCGGCAGCGCCGTTCCTGCTCCCGTGGTGCGGTTGCGCAGGGCCAGGGTGCAGTAGTTGGTCGCGTTGTGGCTGACCGCGGCCGACGGCACCCAGAACGCGGCAACCACGACGCCGTTGGCCTGCGCCCGGTAGACCGGGGTCTCACCGGCGGTGGCGAACGCTGGGATGCTGACGTTCTCGACGATGTCGTTGGGTAGATCGATGAATCCGGGCATGAGCCCTCCTTCGGTTCGAATGGTGCAGGAACAACCTGGGCCCGGACCGTCAGGATCGGTCCGGGCCCAAGATCAGGGCAGGCTCAGCTGTTGCCTCGGTAGAGGCCGCGGAAGTCGACCACCGTGCCGCCGTAGATGTGGCGGATCTTGTAGGTGATCTTGTCCGCGGTGAACACCGAACCGACGGTCGGGTCGTTCTGCACGAACAGCTCGGGGTCGACCTGTCCGTTGTAGAAGCCCAGCTCGATGGTGGGGATCAGGTTGGGATCGGCCACGACGAACCAGTTGGTCGTCGAGGTCGCGGTGAAGAAGTCGACCACGATGGCCTGCATCCCCTGGTGCAGGTTGGGGATCGGGCCGGCCGCGCCGCCGTCGGGCGCCGTGGTGGGCACGGCAACGGCGGACTCGGTGAGCTCGTAGGCGAGCTGCTCGAGGCTGGAGTTGACCACCAGGAACTTCGGCAGGATGGACAGGATGTCCTTCGCGTCGCCGTAGGCGGTCTGCTGACGCATCGCCGCCCGGGCCGCCGACAGGTTCCCGTTGCTCAGCGCAGTGGCGGCCGTGTTGTTGTGGCCGGCTGCGAAAAGCGCCGTGGTGTCGGGGGTGTAGATGACGTTGTTGATCAGCATGCCCCAGACGAACCGGTAGAGCGTCTGCGCGGCGGCCAGGCCCAAGAGGGTCGGGATGCGCTGCACGGCTCGGAGGTCGTCGTTGGCGATGGTCTCCAGGGTCAGGTCTTCCGTGCCGCCCAGCTTGGAGATCTGGTAGGTGGCCTCCTCGTTGCCCGGCGTGGTGAGCGGCTGGTACGGGGCGCCCTGGTTGACGCCCGGCAGCACGCCGTACCCACCGAGACGGTCGAGGCGCTGCAGCCTGAAGTCCACGATCGGCACGATCGACGAGGCGACCGACCGCCAGGTCTGCAGGTTGGGCTGTTCGTACATGGCCACCATGCGCCGGGTGATCGAGTCACCCAGGATCAGGTTCCACGTGCCGGACTGGGCGGACTCCGTCGACCGGGTGGCCGCGGAGTCGAACTGCTGGGAGCCGATCGACTCCCGCATGATCGCCTGGCTGAGCTCGGCATTGCCCATGCCACGGGTATTGAGCCCCGTGATGTCGAGGAACGCCTGCTTCAGGCTGCGATAGCCCTCGCCCATCCGGGCCGGGCTGTCGTCGAACATGGCGTCGAGGGCGGAGATCTTCTTGGTCCGCTCCTCACCGGTGACCGCGACGTGGGGGATGATCCCCTCGGGCGAGCGGACCATCAGCTCCTTCTCGAGCTCCACTCGCATGTCCTGGTAGGCAGCGACGTGCGTGGTCAGCACCGACTCGCTGAACCGATCGGGCAGACGGGCGGCGATCGACTCGACGAACTTGGCGTCGAGTCCGACCGAGGTGACGGCGTCCCGGATCAGCATCCGACCGAGGGCGGACTCCTTGGCCAGCACGAGCTCGCCGGCGGCGGGGGCCACAGCGGGGTCGGTGACGGGAGGCACGGCCGGCGCCGGCGGGGTCGCCGGATCGGTGACCGGGGGCGTCACAGGGGAAGGCGGGTCCTCGGCCAGGATGCGGCCGATGGCGGCCTCGTCCAAACCGAACTCCTCGACAGTGGCCTTGTGCTCCTGAAGCAGCTCGGTCCTCTTTTCGGGAGTGGCCTCGCGCAGCGAAGCGAGCAGCTCCTTGAGCGTCATGGTGTTTCCCTCCTCGGGATCGGCGCCGGAACCTCCGGCCACCATTCGTGTCGCCTTGCCGCCGGCGGCGGGGTCAGCGACAACGTCTGCGGAGTTGACCGAATGGATCTCGGTCGCCTCCATGAACCTCTTGCCACCGACGGTGATGGGCTTGTACAGCGCCATCACGTCGTGGCTGATGCCGACGATCGGGGGCAGTCCCTGGGACTGGGCCACGAGGCTGGCGTCGAGCGCTTCGGCGGCGTGTGTGGCCGAGGGCAGCAGGTGCAGGTCGCCCTGGAGGCCTTCGGTGGTCGCCGTCACGTTCTGGTAGGCACCGACCAGGCCGTTGATCGTCGAGGTGGTGAGCTCCTCGTCGGTGCGGTGGTGGTCGTAGGCCTTGGCGCCTTCGTACTTGGAGACCGCCTCGGTCATCACCTGCTGGGGGTACCGCCGTCCGTTGCGGGAGTCGCCGAAGGCGATGATCTGGACGTCGAAGATGCGCCCGCCGGCGGTATCGGTGCCCTTCGACTCGAGCACCCGGCCGTGGATCCGGTCCCGGGCTTCCTTGGCCGGCACGTACTGGGTGAGCGTCTCGACCTTGGTGGGAGTGCCGTCGAGGGTGACCGTGCCGGCGGCATCGAGGGTGTAGGTCATCTTCCACTGGCCGGGCCCGGGTCCCATCGAGCCGTACGACTCCCACACCACCCAGTCGGTACCGAGGTCGCAGACCCAGACGTCGACGGAGAAGTCGTCATCGTCGTCGGTGGGGTCGTTGCCGTTCTTGGCGTCCTCGGCCGCGTCGTTGGTCGCATACCAGGTGGTCAGCGCCTGCTCGACCCGCTGGCGGATGTCGTTGAAGCTGTCGGGCACCGCGGCCTCGACGAGACGGGTGGGCTCAGATCCGGCGACGGTGCTGCGGACGCAGCCATCCACGAACTCAGCGGGGCCGCCGCAGGTCGGGCACCGGTCGAGCCAGGTCATCAGGCGGACTTCCCAGCCTTCGCCCGCACCGGGACGGGAGAGGCCGTCTCCGCCTCGGCCGGATCCGCTTCCTCGAGCTCGGTGGTGGCTTCCTCGGGCTCGACCTCGGCCGATTCGGCCCGAATCGCCGCGGCCTCTTCGGCCGTGAGCTCGTAGACCGGGAACGTCCCGCTGTAGTCCTCGTGGGGCAGGCGGTGGTACATCAGCCCCGTCTTGCCGCCGGCGTCCGGGTTGTCCTCCGGAACGAGGATGTAGGAGGAACCGTCGGCCATGGCGATGACGTCGCCGGTGGCCGTGTCGACTGTCCCGCTGACCTCGTGGTGAGGGCAGCCCAGCTTGACGGCCGCCTCTTCCTTGGTGATGGTCATTTCTTCCTCCTCGGAGCTCGGTGGTGGGCGCTCTTGGGCGGGCGCGGGCGCTTCGTCTTGTGGCTCGGCTTCTTCGGCACGGACGGTCGCTTGCGGCGGTCCGTCACAGCTTCAGGGTGACCTTCAGGGCGCCGTCGTCGAGGGCCTTCTGGACCACCTCGGCGAGGTCGTCGGCCTTGCTGCCGTCGGGCTGGTCGAGATCCGCCGTGTACGGGATGCCGACGAACTGTTCCCAGGCCTTCTTCGTGGCCAGGCGAGCGGCGCCGGGCGACATGACCCCGGCCACGGTCAGGGCGGTCAACGACTGGGCGAGCTGGACGAGGACGGCCGCTGTGACTTCGCTGTCAGCGGCCGCCACCTCGGGCCCGTGGACCCGTACGCAGCGGCTCGTGGGCATGGTGATCGCAGACGCTCCGGGAGCGGACTGCACCGTCACGGTCTTCGGCAACCGGCCGGCGGCCACCGCCTGGTCGACGACGTAGCGCAACAGCTCGGTCTGATGGTTGAGCCACATGTTCTGGACGCTGCCCACCCGTCGCCGGACCGGCTCGGCCATGGTCAGCGACGTGGCCCGGTTGGCTCCGTCGGGCTCGGCCAGCCAGGTCTTCGCCAGGCCGGCTCCGCCGGCGATGTTGGTCATCAGGGATCCCGAGGTGATCGAATCCTCGGCCGCGCCGACCTGGCCGAACTGCGGCTTCCACTGCACCGACTTGTTGTGCACCTCGACCGAGCCGGAGAGCGGGACGTGGGTGCCACCGCGGTCCTTCACGAACTTCTCGACCATCTTCTGATCGCCGTCCACCTCGACGTCCCAGACCATGTACCGCATCAGCGAGGTCCGGTCGACCAGGTTGTTGAGCACCGTGTCGAAGCTGTCGAGGTCGTCCAGAATCGGGCCGAGGAAGGGATCACCGCGCTGGTCCGACACGAGCGTATTGAACGACTTCCAGTAGACCGCTTCGCCGTCCCGCAGGCCGGTGAGATCGTCCATCTGGGCGATGCTGAGGATCTTGTCGTCGCTCATCATCTGGGAGATGTGGACCTTGGCGGGCCAGAGGACGTTGCCGTTGAGCAGCTCGACGTCGGTGATTCGGGTCGGATCGAGGGGGTTGATCCGACAGACCCCGGTCGTGGGCCCCACGAGCATCTGCAGGAGCGTTTCGCCGTAGATCAGGTGCTCCCGGAAGAAGGCTTCCTGGCGATTCCGGAGGTCAACCCGGGGGTCGTCCCAGAAGTCGTCGATGACCTGCTGCACGGCCGGGTCGAGGGCGTGAATCGTCAGGCCGGAGTCGCCAACCACGAAGGCGATGTAAGTGTCGATGATGGCCCGGGCCATCGGGTTCATCCGATAAGCCGAAACGGAGTAGGCCCGCATCTTCTCTCGGGTCCAGATGGGGATCTGGCGGCCCGTCTGGCCGACGCGGACGAAGCCGGCGTCCCCGTCGATCGGGTCGATACCGTAGGTGCCGGCAGCGCCCGTGGCGATGAGCTGGTCGATCGTCGCCTCGGTGGCCCTCACGGACTCCGTGGAGCGAACCGGGAACAGAGACCTCACGTCAGGTCAACGATGCAGAGAGCTCGTCGGCAGCGGCCTGTGCATGCCGCTCGTCCCGGAGCTGCTGGCGGATCTCCTCGCGGCCCCGCTCCTCGGCCTGGCTCACAGCCCCTGCGAGATCGATCTCGTGGCGAACCTGTGCCTTCTGCAGCGCCGCCTCGACGGCGTCGGCGACGCTCGTCACGGGCTGTTCCTGGGTCGACAGGAGATAGCCGACGATGCCGAGCAGGATGCCGAGCACCACCAGGGCGACGAACAGGCCGAAGAGCCCGCCTACGCCGGTGACCAGGCAGGCGATGGCCAGAATGCCGATGAGATTGGAGAGGAGTCGTGGCTGCATCAGATTTTCAACCTTCCCGATGGCCGGAAGAACTCTTTGATCGGCGTCTGTGGCGACGAATTCGCGGTGGCCGGAGCCGGTGGGGTGAACGACCCGGGCGTGACGGCGAGCTGTAGGGCCATCACCAGGGCGATGCACCCGTCGATCCGTTCCTTCGATTTGGTCTTCGAGAGCCGTGGGCCCTCTTCCGACTCCCGCCAGACCGCCGAGCGCACGTGCTGGCGAAGGATCCGGTCGCCGTTGTGGACGACCCGACCGTCCCTGATCACCTCGAGTGCGCTGGTGCAGGCCGGCACCATGCGGGAGCCGTTCTGCGGGAACTCGACCATGGGAAGGCCGTCGTCCTGGAGGTTCTGGGCGGGGAACTCGAAGTACCTCGGGTCATAGCCGATGGCTCGCAGGGGCAGCATGTCGGCGACGTCCCTGATGTACTGCAGGGCACCGGCGACGTCGATGCGCTGGCCGTCCAGCTTCCAGATCCGTGCATAGACCGGGATCGAGCCGTCGGGCTGCAGCTGGGCGGTGACGACGGCGACGCCGTCACGCTTCTGGGCGAAGTCGATCGCCATCACCGCTGCCGATTCGCCGACGAGATCGGTGTCGAACTCGACGATGCCGGCGCATTGGTTCCACGCTTCGGGATATTCGTCGAGCCACGACTCGCCGGTGGTCTCGACCCATTGGTTGAGGTTGTACCGCTTGAACTCGTGCCGAGGAGTGGCCGGGTCGTGGTAGCGGGCGATCAGGTTCTTGATCGGGAACTGCACGTCGACGGCCGGGTTGGACTGGCGGATGGCGGCGATGAGCTGCTCGGGATCCTCGAGGTCCCAGGATTCGTCGGCCTCGGTCCATTCGATCAGCGTCTCGTCGTCGGGCGAGTGGCCGGCGTCGATCATGCCCTTGAGCTCGTAGGCATCCTCGGCGACCGAGCCGATCCCCTTGGCTCCGGCAGTGGTGATCTCCAGCATCCACGCCTGGTCCCGCTTGTAAACCCCGCCCTTCAGGACGACGTGCACCCGTTTCTTGTTGGCGATCCACTCGTGGGTCTCGTCACAGACGGCGAAGCTGGGAAGGCGCCCGTCGTTGGCGCCCTGGACGGCGGCCACCCGGTAGAGGCGACCGACGGTGCCGTCCTTGAACTGCATCTCCGTCTCGAAGACGTCGATGTAGTCGGCGAGCGGGCCTTCCTTGACCTGGGCACTCGCTGCCTCATAGAGGCGACCGGCCTGATCGTACGATGCCGCTGCGACAGGGATGTCGGGCGAGAGCCGACGTCGTCCTCGTGGGCGACCGCTGTCGGTCCATCCGTTGAAGATCACCGGGCCGGCGAACTCGACCAGGGCGACCGCGGCCGCCAGCTCGGTCTTGCCGTCGCCTTTCGGCACGCCACGAACGACACGTCTCCATCGGCGCGTGCCGTCGGGTCGGAGCTCGTAGGCCCGGTAAAGGAACGCCTTCTGGTCCCTGCGCAGCCGGAACGGCCGCCCGAGGTAGTCGCCGGGGCCGTGGACCAGGTTGGTCTCGATCCATCGAACGATCAGCGGGCCGAGGGTGGGGGCGAGCTCAGGTTTTCTTGCGGGGGGCCGACGTCGCCGTGGTCTCGACGATGCGGGGGTCGACTTCTTCTTCGCCGTCGAGGTCTTCGGAGGTGCCATCTTCGAGCCCCGCTGCCAGATCGTCGAGCGACTTCTTCGCTCCTGCGAATGAGATTCCGAGGTCGGCCATGGCCTTCGGGTTCAGACCGTTGCGGTCCTCGAGGTTGCGCAGCTCGGTTTCGACCGTGGACAGGCGCCCGTAGAGCGGGTGCATGCGTTCCTGGCCCTGGGAGCCCTCGACGACCGGGCAGGCCCGGACGATTGCGGAGATCACTTCGCGCTCGTCGCGCAGGTCGAAGAGCCGGCGGAGCTCGGGCTCATGCAGCGCCCGGTCGACGGCCGCCATGATCGGGTGAACCCAGACCGCCTGCCAGTCCGACTTCGTCTTCGCTCGCCAGTGCCGGGAAGCCGACGGCGGTTTGACCGGCAACGTCGCCAGTGGCGTCGGCAACGTGGTTCGACCGGCGGACGGTTTCTTCGGAGCGTTCCGCCGTTGACGCTGGGCTTCAGATTTCGGGCGGGGGCCCGGCATCAGGCATCCACGAGCGAGCGGATGGTCGGCCGGAGGTCGGCCAGGCGCATCGGCGAGCTGCGCCAGGGGGTCTCGGTCACCGTGATGTACCGGTCCTGGCTGTAGATCTCGACCTGGCCGCCTTCGACGGGCAACTTGCGTCCGGCACCGGCTTCGCCTCGGCCCCAGACGTGCAGGCCGTCACCCGAAGGTGAGACCTCGATCCAGGTAGTCGGCAGCGCATCGACGATCGGCTGCGCCCAGGGCAGCAGCTCGCCGGCCTCGAGGCAGTGGTCGAGGTCGATGCACACGATGCCGTCTCCGTTGAGGACGAACCCGATGCCGGCGCCACGCTTGGCGCCCAGGACGTCGGGAAGCGTCGACCAGGTAGTCGGGTCGGTGGAGCTTGCGTGGGCGCCTGTCGGGGTGAGCGGGATCTTCCGCTTCGAGCGACGCACCCACCGGGCCTTGCTGCGCAGCTGGGGCGGGACCCGGGTCCCCATGCGGTGAGCGGCGACCCGGCAGCGACCGGAGCAGAAGTGTGCATCGTCGCGAGCAGCGAACGGAAGGTCCCCGCCACAGTGCTCGCACCTCCGATTCGCCATGGTTCCATTATGCGCTTGTAACGGCTACAGGTCAACTACCAGGAACGATGCAAGAGCGCCCGGGGGCTTGGCCGTCGAACAAGCCTCTGACCTGGGCAAACGACCCCGGAACCCGTACGGAAAAAAAAACGACACCACTGGTCGCTGCGGCCCCCTGATCGAAACGAATTTCGTTCCATACATTCGCTGGCGAAGAATCACCGACGAGCCGACAGACGTGCGCCCTTGCTGCTGTTGCACGGCCTGCACAGGACGACGCGCTTTCCGCCGTTGGTTCCCCCCCGTGAAATCGGCACCACGTGGTCTGCTGTCAGGTCCTCGGTCGAGCCGCACCGCCCAGCATGTAGGCCACAGCCCTGGCACGAACACACGGGCGACTGGGCCACCACCCGTCGGGCCGTAGTGCGATCGGCCCATCGGTTGCGTTGCCGGTCGCGCTCGTGGTCCTCGCACCGGCTGGCATTGGTGAGGCGACCGCAACCAGGATGCAGGCAGATCCTCAGCGTCACCGCCGTTCCTGATCCCGGACTCGCTGCCGATCCGTCATCTCCACTGATCGGTCGAAGCCGTGCCGGCGCAGATACTGGTAGCAGACGAAGCAACGGAACCGAGCGTGAATCGGTCGATCTGGATCCGAGCAGACGCAACAGGTCAATGCTGATCACCGGACGCGAACAGTGACCGCCGCGCATTCGGACGGCCACACTGATGGCAATGTAACGAACACCACGTCAAGAGTCAAGCATTGTCGTTGAGATCACCCAACAACTTCATCGCGCGACCACGGCGCCGCTCGGTTGACCATGCGAGCAAGTCGACGTCCCTGTGCTTTCTTGGCACGTTCCACATCGCCACGATCAGCTGGGTGAGCGATAGCGCGCTCGTGTTGTTCCGCTTCGACCGGCATCTGTTGATCGAGGCGTGACGCCGCGTCGTTGAGCCGGGCCTGTGCGATCTCTATTCGCCGCACCGCTTCGAACAGCTCACGCGCTGCCTGTTCGAGATCTCGTCGCACCGCGCTGACATTGCCCACCATGAGGTCACTCAGGTCGGGCTCGGCACCGGTGGATACCCGTTCGCCACCACCGTGACGCGCACGGTCGAACGCGCTCGGGTAGAGGTAGCTGTAGTCGAACACCGCCTTGTGAAGGTTGGCCTGAGTGATGACCGCCAGTCGTTCGATGACCGAGGGATCTGGAGCGCTCAACGAGGCACCACAAATCCGGGCGGCGCAGTGACGAGCTTCGGGCCGGTCTGAGCAGCGGAGCGAATGTTGCTGGCGAACTGAAGCGCCACATCTCCGGGCAGGAAGTAGACCGACATCCCTGTCACGCTGGCGAACTGCACCACCACCAGCGGGCCCGTGGGACCGTCAGCGCTGCCCACCATCGTGGTGACCGGCGCTGGAGACGGTCCGACGATCTCCGGTTCCTGGGGATTCGATTCATCGGGCATGTCTTTCCTCTCGTCACTCACAGCAGCACCTGCTGGACTTCTGGCCAGTCGGCCCGCTTCCATCCATAGGCGACCACGTGCGGATGGCACATCAACGACACGTTCTCGATCCCGTGCAGCCATTCCCGCTCCGAGTTCTTCAGATGAGCGTCATCATCGAGCAGGAGCACGAAGATCAGCCGCCGATCGCCGTCTGGCATGGATCGGACCATGACGAGCTGAGGAAAGCCCTGATGTGCCCCGGCGTTGACGCTGACCTTCCATCCGTGGGCCCGAGCGAACCGAGTGACGTCGTCGATCCACCGACGAAGGTCGTTCGGTCGGGGATGTCGCTGGCGTGATCTGGTGTTCAACGAGGTGACCGGATCTCGACCACAGGGGCGACTTCCTTGTCCACATTGAGCGCTATGACGCTTTCCGCTCTCCAGCCGAAGGACTCGCGATGGTCGACGACTTCGACCTCGTGCCATTTGCCGTTCATGCACACACGGAACGGCGGAACGCGACGTGCCTCGAGCGGGTTGAACGGGAATGCCGAATACGAACCGGTGGCGACGATCCTGCCGCGCAGAATCCCGACCATTTGGGCTTTGATCTTTGGCGGGCGGTTGAACAGCTTCATGGTCTTTCTCCTGTGTGGTGGATCTGGGTGGTGGACATCAGCTGGCTCGGGCCTTGTCGCCTTCGAGGGTCACCTGCAGCCAGTAGCCGTCGGCGTAGATCCGGCGATCGATTCCGGCCGAATCATGGATTCGGAGCGTTCCATCGGGCCGCGTAGTGCACCCTGAGCGGCGGTGGACCTCTACCCCGCCAGTGGTGCGCACCATGACCCGATCGTGGACCAGGCGGCTCACAGAAGCTGCCCAGAGGGCTCAGGATCTGGTTTCGGGATGGCTGCCGCTGCCAGGTCGGCCCGTGTCTTCTGAAGCACTTCGGTGACGGTCTCAGCGGTGGCCAGCTTGTCCTCGGGGTCAGGGGCCGGCGGCAAGGTCGACTCGTGGATCCGGTCGTAGGCGGACTTGAACGCCACGACGTCGGGCCGGCTGAATTCGAACTCCGGCCGGTTTTTGAGCACCATGAGCGCTTCGGCCGCGAGGTCGGGATCGACAGCGGGTCCGACGGTCGGCTGCAGCGCCCGGCGCCACACGCCGAGCTCGTAGTCGTCCAGCGGGCGCTTCCAGATCTCCGCAATCTTGGTCAGGAGCAGGTCGAGCGTTTCGGTGTCCACGATCACACCGCCTCGAGCTGTCGTTGGCGGGCTTCATTGAACGCTCGGCAGGCCGCGGTCCGATCGGGCTCGTCGAGCTGGTTGTGAATCTCGTCCATGGCCTCGTCCGGGTCGATCATGCGATTGGCCAAGGCGAACCCGAATCTCTCGGCTGCGGTGGCCGACGCGGCCACGCTGGTGCTGACCAGCTGGGGCCAGTGCTTGGCCAGGGCCGGCGGGGTCAGCGTCGCCGTCGGGAATCGGGCCCGGAAGTTGTTGGCTGCGGCCGGCACCTCGCCAGGGGTCGCACCGACGGCTTTGAGATCCCGGACGGCCTTGTCGATTGCTCCGAGCGCTGAGAGCGTGATCTTCGACGGATGGATCTGGCAGGCATCGAGGATTGCCTGACGGAGCGAAGCGTTATCCACAGCGTCGACGGCAGTCGGCGCAATTGGCGAGTTCCCTGGCGCTTTCATGACGTCTTGGGGTGGCGCTGTGCCACTGGTCGACGCATCCTCCGCCACTGGTCGGTGCACTGAGAGTGACCGGTGATCCTCCGCCACGGGTGGCGCTGTGCCACTGGTCGGCGGGATGACTGAGATGTACTCGGTAGACACCCGTTTGCCTCCAGCGGGCGAACCGCCGCGGGCGCGCACGTCGAGCCATCCTGTCTCCTCGAGGAGCTTCAGCTGAGTCCGAACTGTCCGAAGGTGTAGGCCAGTGTCGGCCGCCAATCGCTCCGCGCCGGGGAATGCCGATCCGCCGCGTTCGTTCATATAGAGCGACATGGACAAGGCGACATGGCGCGCGGTCGGCGGCAGCGGGCAGTTCTTCGAAGACACCGCCGACCGCCAGGTGAAGAGCGGCGACATTGCCGGTCGAATTGGTTCGCTCACCACTTCCTCCGATACCGGGTTGGGGCGACCGGGATCCAGTGCTTATCGCCCCGCCGGCCGGCAACCCTGAATCGTTGGCCCGTCAGTGGGCTCGTCCATCGGGCACTGGCATGGAGCTCGGCGGGAGACGGGGGCAGCAGCCCCGACGCCGTCAGTGTCCTGGCGAAATCGAAGAACCCTCGAGCCATTGGAGCGAGCGCCTCGACCACCGCTTGGGCCGCGGCCTTGATGGCGTCCCAGATGCGCTGGCACAGCTCACGCAACGGGCGCCATTTGACGGCGTCGGCGTAGGTCGACCAGCCGGGTTGACTCTTGGCGAAGCCAGCGTCGTAGAGGACGAGGGCGTTCACGGTTTGGACACCTCGGAGGGCTCGGCTGGGACGCCGGTGATGTGATCCCACTGCCGTCGTGCGGATGCGATCCCCTCACCAATGGCCTCCTCGTCGTAGGTGTAGCCCTTGGGGTAGTTGCAGCCGTCTTGCACGCAGAGCCGGTCGTGCTCGGCGTGGCACCAGTTGAGAGCGCAGATCGGACAGGCCCACTCGGGGTGTTCCTCGTCGTCGGCCATGACCATGAGCGCGTTCTGGTTGTATCGCTCCTTGATGAGACTCATCGCTCCGGACAGGATGGCGTTGTGGGCGGTCATTAGCGGGTCGAAGTTGTCGAACGTCGGCCCTTCGGTTGCCTCCGATGCCAGGTTGCGGGCGGCTTGCTGCCCGGACTCAGCAACCAGGGCACCCAGGCCGGTCGCCTCTACCGCCTCGCGCAAGGATTGCCAGTGCGGCTCGCAAAACTTCATGACGTTCCTCCGGTCGGCTCTGGCGAGGCAGCGGGATCAGCCATAGAAGCTCCTCATTTCGTCGGCCACGTCAATGACGGTGCAGAGGGGGAAGGCAGTGGGGCCGTGCTTCGCCCGGATCTCCGTCAGCACATCGACCGAGGACAGTCCCTCCGGGTATTTGGCGGTGACCACGGCATCGGACATCACTTCTCGACAGGCATCCAACAGGGTCACGATGTCCGCCTCGGAACGCTGAGGAGCTCGTCCCACTGCTCGCTCGAGATGACGAAGGTCCCTCCAGGTCCTGAGGTGCCGGCAAGAGCCATGGACCGAACCGCGCCCGGAGGTCTGCGGATCCGCTCGACCTCCGTGGCGAGATCCTTGACCGTCGTCAGCAGCCATTCGAGATCGGCAGGGGCGACCGCATCCCATCCGGTGTGGGTCGGCGCCGTGATGATCATGTCGGCCCGGTGCCGGATGTCAGAAGGATGTTCCAACTGGCTCACACCCCCTGTGGACGTTCGATTCGTTGGACAGGCGGTAGCACTGCTGGCCGGGTCGGATGGGGAAGTCACAGCCCCAGCAGTCGCCGTCGTAGCGGGCCCGGAACTGGTGGGCGATGGTCAAGGTCGGCTTGTCCTCGACTCCGTGGAGGCAGATCGTGCAGCTCTCGGGAGTGAGGTCGTGGATGCAGAGCTCGTCGGTCACGCGGACGCCTTCGCCTTCTTCTTGTGACGGTGCTTCTTCTGGCGCGTGGCATTGGGTGTCGGAGCCGACCGGAGGTAGACGGAGATCTGGAACTCGCGGCCGCACGAGGGGCATCTGAGGATGGCTGCGGCGTAGGTACCGGCGTCTGCCGGGACACCTTCGGTGACGGGTTCAAGGATCGGCGGATCGGCGCAGAAAAGGCATCGGGCGGTGAAGGTCAGACCGGTGGTCATTTGGCCGGCCTCCGCTCGAGCTCGTCGAGCAGCTCGACGATGGTATCCATCGCCCACTTCACGTCATCAGGATCGGCGCCCGAATGGGTGAAGCCTTCGTCGTCGGCCCACGATTGGGAGGACAGCATCCCGGCGCGGTGTCGAATGTCGGCGGGATGCTCCATCAGCCCTCCCCTGTTTCGGCCTTGAGGCTGAGGATCTTCCCGCCCCACGTACAGCGCACCGAAGGGAGCTGGTTGGGCTCGAGGCCAGCTCGGCCACATTCGGCCACGAAGTCGCTCAACTCGCGGAGGCTCAGGCCCTTGGTGCCGTCGGTCCGCTTCGCTTCGATCTGGCGCCTCATGCCGACGCCCATGGAACATCCGCAGGATCGAGGCCCATCCGCACGAGCCAGCCCTTGTCGTAGGCCTCGGCGCGGTGGTGCTCGATGTAGCCGTGGCATCCGATGGTCCCGTCGCCACAGGCGATGACGACGTTCTCCATCGTGTTCTTGCCGCCCTGGCCGACAGGTAGTCGGTGGTGACGGCTGAAGATCCAGCCGAGGTCGCCGAGGCACACCCCGGTGATGCGGACCTCGCACTGGCCGTTGGCCCGCTCGAGCAGAGCCGGCGTCAGCCTGTCGAGTTCACGGCCGAAGGCGGACAGCTTCTTCGACTTGCGTCGCGGCAGCGGAGCGGTCCTCATCGGCGCGCCTTGGCCAAGGCCTCGCGGCACTTCGGAGAGGTCTTGTAGTGCTCGCGCATGGCGGTGGCTCGGCTCACTTCATCGATGTCGCCTTCGATCGGCACGCCCGTCTTGCAATTCGGGCAGCGCACGGACGGACCGGTGGCCGTCTCCTTCGATTTGCCGCCGTTCGATGAGGCCGAGATCGACTGCGGCTTCTTCCCATGGCCGGTGTTCCGCCAATTGCAGATCGATTGCGACGTGGTTCCCAACTGCCGGGCGGCTGCTGCATCGCTTCCAAGCTCGTCAGCGAGGCGTACGGCTTCGGCCTTCTCGAGGTCCGTGTACCGCTTGCCGGTCGCCAGCTTGGTCGTCTTCGTCTCAGGCACCGATGGCTCCTGAGGAACTGGGGGGGGGTCTTCGGCGCGGGCAGCCGCCGGCGGTTCGGATGCCTCGACGACAGCGACGGACCGGTTCTGAGCTCGGATCTCCTCGAGAGTCATCCTGGGCGGTCCTGGGCTGACAGGGGGAAGCTGGAGCTCCTTCTGGAATCCGTTGGCCACCAGGTGCTCGTCGAGCTCGTGCAGCATCTTCTTCGCTTCGATGGCTGCGTCGAGGCCGGCGATGTGGAGCAGTCGCTGCACCTCGATCTCGTCGTACTTCGCTTTGAGGTCGACGGTCACGCAGCCACCTTCCCGGTCCGGTGCTCCTCGAGGTGCACCTTGCGGCGGGTCTCGGCGTAGTCCGGGTTGGTGTTGTGCCCGATCCGCCCGCACGTGGTGCAGTCCACGTAGTGCTTGCCCGACTTCTCTTTGACGGTGACGGTGGGCGCTTCGCCGGCGGCGTGGACGGTGGCCTTGGCATCTGAGGCTCCTTCCTCAGCTGCCGGGGACCCCGTGCCCGGCATCTGAGGCTCCTCGTAGGGCAGGCCGAGGTACGTGCACTCCACATGGCTGGGCTCATAGCCGAGCCGGATCAGCGCCTTCATGTAGGCGTCGGCCTCGGAGCCGTAGTAGCCGTCGACAGCGAAGGTGATCAATGGGCCCGGATGGGCATCGAAGCAGGCCTGCTCGGACATCAGAGCAACGGACAGGAACAACACCCGGGCGACGTCGGCGTCGCTCCTGCAGCGCCGGCCCAGGATCGTCAGAGCCTTCGGCTCATTGTTGAATCCATCATCGGCCTGCAGGTCCAGGGCTGACAGGAGCTCGTTGAAGCCGACCCCGCACTCGTCCCTGGCGAACATGACCTCGAGCGTGCCCCGGACAGCGTCAGCCGGATTGGGCTTCAGCGCCTTCAACCACTCTCGACGCCGGTCGCTCGCCTGATCGAGTTCGGCCGCCAGCACGTTGAAGGCATCGGATGCCTTGCGCTGGCCGGCGGTCATTCCGGCCCCCTGGCCGGCGGCAACCTTCTTCGCTCCTGGCGCCTTCTCGACCGTCTCGGCCTTCGGCTTCGGGTGGTTCTTCGGCTTGGTGCACACTTCGACCGGGGTCGTGTTGGGCCCGAGCGCCACGGCTCGGCAATCCGCTGTCTTGTGGTCCTTCGCCTTCACCCAGAACATCGACGAGAGGCGCTTCGGGCCCTTGGGGGTGTCGACGTCGGCGATGTCGACGAGGAGCACGCCGTCCTTCTTCAGTTGGGCGACCTCCTCCTCGCGTGCCTTGCGGGCGTCGGCCTGACGCTTGGCCCATGCGATCCCTGCTCCCTCGAGCGCCTTCTCCCGGAGGTCGGCCGGCAATCCGGCGAGGGTGACGGCGTCCTCCTGGGCGATCTCGCCGGTGATGATCTTCTCCTGGGCGTACTTCGGGAGCTTGAGCATGGAGAGGTGCTTGCTCACGGTGGCCTGAGAGACGCCAACGTTCTTGGCGATCTCCCGCTGGGCCATCCCGAGGTCGGCGAGGGTAGCGAAGCCATGGCCAAGGTCGATCGCCGTCAGGTCCTCCCGATGCAGGTTCTCGATGAGCATCATCCGCTGCTGGTCGGCGTCGTCGTCGACCGCCTGGACGATGACCTCGACCTCGGTGAAGCCGGCGAGGCGGGCGGCTGCGTGGCGACGGTGGCCGGCGACGATGGTGAACCGGTCCCCCGCTGCCTGGACGGCCACGATGATCGGCTGGATGATGCCGACCTCTTTGATCGAAGCGGCGAGGCCTTCGAGATCTCCGAGGCCTCCCGTCTCACGGTTGCCGGGTGCGGGATCGAGCTGGTCGATCGAGACCGGTACGAGGGTGGTGGGTGTGGTGGTCACGCGATGTCCCTTCGTGGGTCGAGCTGGATGGCGGTCAAGAGGGAGCGGCTCGACGGCCGCAGGCGTCGCGCAAAGGATCGGCGGTAGGCCAGGGCGCCGATCAGGGCCGGCACGGACCAGGCGACGAGGATGAGGGCGATGTCGAGCGGTGCGTACGCCGGGAAGGTGAGCAGGACCACCAGGTAGGCCAGGGTGAACAGGATGAGCTGCCACCGAAGGACCAGCCGGGCCCGACGATGGTGCTTCCGCCGTCCGTCGAACCGACCTTGGGCGGGGATGATGCGGGCCTGGTGCACGGTCACCGGTGCTGGTTCGCACGAGGGGCTTGTCTTCAT